TTGGCAGATGACGTTTATTGCGACCTTGCAAAATGTTTAGGAATCGTGTATACTTTGATACTAATAAAGCACGAAGATATACAATCTATTCGTATTTTACAACTGGAAGATTTCTACGCAGTAGAGGTAAATTCCAGCTACATACTAAACTATATTCCTAATGAGATAGTAAATACAAACACACTTCCAGAACTAAAAATCAAAAGATCGTTATCAAGCGACAATTTAACAATAGAATAACAAGAGGCAAAAATGAGTGATATTACGGTAACCAAGCGTGACGGACGCAAGGAACTTCTTGACCTTGAAAAGTTGCACAAGGTTGTATTTTGGGCAACAGAAAATATTACTGGTGTTAGCGCCAGTGAAGTAGAACTAAAAAGTCATTTACAATTTTATCAAGGCATTTCAACACCGGATATTCAAGAAACCCTAATCAAAGCAGCAGCAGACTTAATCAGCGAAGAAACTCCTAATTATCAGTATGTTGCTGGTAGATTGATTTGCTATCACTTGCGCAAAGAAGTATATGGAGATTTTAAACCTTGGCACATTCGCCGTCTTGTAGATCAGAATGTAGAGCTTGGGTTATACGATCCTGAGCTTCCCGATCTATACGATAATGCAGAGTGGGATTACATTAATTCTTTTATCAAACACGAACGTGATGAGCACTTAACTTATGCTGCCATGGAACAAATGCGCGGAAAATATTTGGTACAGAATCGTGTTACCAAGAAAATTTATGAAACGCCGCAAGTAGCATATGCTCTAATTGCTGCCACACTATTTTCTGATTACCCTCGTGAAACTCGTATGCGTTGGGTACGTGATTATTATGATGCAATCAGTACACATCAGGTAAGTTTGCCTACTCCGGTAATGGCAGGTGTGCGCACCAGTCAACGTCAATTTAGTAGTTGTGTGCTAATTGAAACTGACGATAGTTTGGATTCAATTAACGCAACCACAAGCAGTATTGTTAAGTATGTTTCACAAAAAGCAGGCATTGGCATAGGTGCAGGACGTATTCGTGCCATCAAGAGTCCTATTAGAAAAGGAGATGCGTACCATACCGGAGTTATTCCGTTTTATAAATTATTTCAATCAGCAACACGTTCTTGCTCCCAGGGCGGAGTGCGTAATGGTGCCGCTACACTTTATTATCCAATTTGGCACTTGGAAGTTGAAGACTTGCTTGTACTTAAAAACAACAAAGGCACAGATGATAATCGTGTGCGTCACATGGACTATGGTGTACAGTTTAATAAGGTTATGTACGAACGTCTGTTAAACAACGATTATATTACACTGTTTAGTCCAAACGATGTTCCAGAAGTGTATGATGCGTTCTTTTCAGATGTAGACTTGTTCCGAGAACTCTACGAAAAAGCAGAACGCAACACACATATTCGTCGCAAGCGTGTTAAAGCAATGGAACTGTTTTCACAGTTTGTACAAGAGCGCAAGGACACAGGACGAATTTACTTGATGAATGTAGATCACGCTAACTCACACGGTGCATTTGATCCTAGTGTTGCACCTGTTAAACAAAGTAATCTATGTTGCGAAATTGACTTGCCAACTAAACCATTAACAGATGTTCATGATGAGAATGGCGAAATTGCATTGTGTACGTTAAGTGCTATTAATTGGGGTGCATTCAAGCAACCAGAAGAAATGCAACGAGCCTGTGAACTAGCAGTACGCGGTCTTGATAACTTGTTAAGTTACCAAAACTATCCTATTCTAGCTGCACGCATTGCTACAGAAGGACGTCGTCCGTTGGGTGTTGGTATCATTAACTTGGCGTTCTGGCTAGCTAAACACGGAACAAATTATTCAGACCCAGACTTAAAATTAATTGACACCTGGGCACAGCACTGGAGTTATTACTTGATTAAAGCAAGTGCTGACCTAGCGATCGAGAAAGGTGCTTGTCCTTGGTCAGATCAAACCAAATACCATCAGGGAATTCTTCCTGTAGATACCTATAAATCGGATGTTGATGAACTTGTAGGGCATGAAGATTGTGTAGATTGGAAAGGCTTGCGTAAACAATTAAAAGAACACGGAATTCGCAACAGTACACTAATGGCACTGATGCCAGCTGAAACTTCGGCGCAGATTTCAAATGCTACAAACGGTGTAGAACCACCCCGCAGCTATGTATCAGTTAAACAATCCAAAGACGGTGTACTCAAGCAAGTGGTTCCTGAATTCCGTCACTTAAAGAACAAGTATGAACTGTTATGGGACCAGCGCAGTCCGCTAGGTTATTTGAAGATTATGGCAGTTTTACAGAAGTATATCGATCAGGGTATTTCTGTAAATACAAGCTATAACCCACAGTTCTATGAGGACGAAAAGATCCCAATGAGTGAAATGCTTCAGCATATTCTATTCTTTTATAAGATGGGTGGAAAACAGTTGTATTATTTCAACACCTATGATGGGCAAGGCGAAATTGACGTTAATAAGTTAACCGAAGAAGACGACTGCGAAAGCTGCAAAATTTAAGGAAAGTATTATGAGTAAAAGTGTGTTTCCAACAAAAAATAATAAACATTTAACTTCTTTGGCATTTTTAGACAAAAATGGCGGCGTTGGCTTACAACGCTATGAATCTGTAAAATATAAGCAGTTTGATAAGTTCACTGATAAACAGTTAGGTTTCTTTTGGAGACCAGAAGAAGTAGACGTGCTGCGCGACGCTAAAGATTTTAAAGATCTAAACGATCACGAACAACATATTTTTACCAGTAACCTAAAGCGTCAAATTCTACTTGATTCGGTCCAAGGGCGTTCGCCTAACCTAGCACTATTGCCTATTGTTAGTATTCCTGAACTAGAAACATGGATTGAAACTTGGGCTTTTAACGAAACCGTTCATAGCCGTAGTTATACACACATCATTCGCAACATCTATTCAGATCCAAGCAGGGTGTTCGATGAACTCTTAGATGTCAAGGAAATTTATGAGACAGCACAGACTATTTCAAAATATTACGATAACGTAATTGAAGCAAGCGCATGGTATCAATTACTTGGCGAAGGTAAGCACAAAGTAAACGGCAAAGATGTTGTTGTAGATTTATACGACCTTAAAAAGAAACTGTGGCTTGCTATCAATAGTGTAAACGCACTAGAAGGTATTCGTTTCTATGTTTCGTTTGCTTGTTCATGGGCTTTTGCCGAACTTAAAAAGATGGAAGGCAACGCTAAGATTATTAAACTAATTTGCCGCGATGAGAACTTACACCTAGCAAGTACACAAACAATGATTAAAATACTTCCAAAAGACGATCCGGATTTTGCTAAAATTCAAGAAGAATGCAAGGATGAAGTTACACAGATGTTTGTTGATGTTGTTGAACAGGAAAAGCGTTGGGCTGACTATTTGTTCAAAGACGGTAGCATGATTGGTCTTAATGCACAATTGCTTGTGGAATATGTAGAATGGATCGCTAACAAGCGTATGACTTCATTGGGATTAGAGACGCCGTACAAAGGAGGATCGAATCCTCTACCATGGACACAAAAGTGGATTGCAGGAGGCGAAGTACAGGTAGCACCGCAAGAAACAGAAATTTCCTCTTATGTAGTAGGTGGCACTAAACAAGACGTAACAGAAGATACATTTAAAGGATTTAGTTTATGATTAAAATTTATAGTAAAACAACTTGTCCATTCTGTGATCAAGCAAAACAATTGCTTGAAACATATGGATTTAAATATGAAGCAGTTAACATTGAAACTGATGCTGATGCACGTGCATTTGTTTTAGGTGAAGGACATCGTTCAGTTCCGCAAATTTACATAAACAATAAATTGCTAGAGGGTGGATTTACTGGACTTAAGAATGCTGGTCCAGATGGTATACAAGCATTACTAGAAGGTTAAAATGAACAACTTAAAAACAGGTGAGATTTATAGCTTTAAAGTAACTTCTGGTGAAGAAGTCGTTGGAAAAATTGAAGCACAAGGCGCAGATGAAATTGTGCTAGACCATGCAGTAAGTGTAGCAATGACGCCGCAGGGTGTTCAAATGATTCCAAGCATGTTTACTGCTAATCCCAAGGGTAAAATCGCCATAAATACTAAAAACGTGACCATGGTGTCTGAAACCAGCGAAGATGTTATTGCAGCATACACACAGGCCGTAACTGGCATCAGCACACCTAGTAAGAAAATCATCACAGGATAATATGCCACTAGTTGTTAGAATGGGAGATGTGAACAGTGCAGGAGGTGTTGCAACTTCCGGTGTCTTTACGGTTCTAGCAAACGGACGACCAGTAGTACCACCTGGAACTAGTGTTACTCCTCATCCATGTTGCGGTGCAAAAGGGTGTGGAGCACATTGTGGTGCAAGAACTACCATGGGCGCACCAAGAGTATTAGCAGGCGGAAGACCTGTTGTATTTGTTGGTAGTCCCGATTCATGTGGACATGCAAGAGCAAGTGGTAGTCCCAACGTTATTGTAGGGTTATAATGTACGGTACACTAAGCCCGTTAATGTTAATTGCCGGCGAAGGCCTAATGCAAAACACAGGTTTAGGCATTAACACAACATTAACTTCTCGTATTAATGCATACAAAGCAATTGGAATAGTTAATGAATTTGCAACAGCATTAGCTGAAGCAAACGGGGTGGTATCAAACTCAACGCTTGGCGATATGCAAACATTTACAGCCGGAACATTTCCAGCATCGACTAATACAATTCCAAGTGCATATTCTAGTAAGTTTGATCCTGCAACTGCGGCAGTAATTGCACCAGACGGGTCAACTATTTTGTCTCCTGCTCAGGTTGCAGGGAATGATAGGTTTACTGATACATTAATAGCACACGCTAATAATATCCTAGGCAATGGCGATTTAAGTAAATTTGTTGTACAGATGTATACAGTAATGGCATACACAGTTAGCTCAGGAAGTTTTATTGACGCAGCAATTACTACTAATTCGTACTTGGGACCAACGTTCTCCAATATGGACGAACTTACCACCGGAAGTCTTTCTAGTATTAGTTTAGCAACAGTTGAGTTTGGAACAGATTTAATTAACACCGGATTGTTGATTGACCTCGATAAACTCAACACATACGGAACCCCACACGCTTTAGCTGTTAAATTAGCATCGCGTGGGCTGCTAGCTTATATTTCTGAAGAACTAGTAAAAGCCGGTGTTAATCCAACAGCACTCTCAACTAAAATTACTGGTTTAGAAACTAACGAAACTTTACCATTAATTATTCAGAAAAAATGTTACGAAGCATTTAAAACTGTGTCCGGAAATAAATTAAACACAATTAAAGCAGCCCTAAGAGTTAATATATCAACTGATATTGATACTCTTGCTGATTTGATCGATACACAAAAGATTTTTCCGCTATCATATAGAACACTGACTAGCCCATATAAAACTGGTTATAAAGCAATTTATGTGGGCAATAATGCTGTTAATGGACTGTTTAGAAATTTAGGAAAAGATTATTATGGTATATTAACCACGGGTCTAGCAGATGCTAATGCAGCAATGCGTCGTGCGTTACAGCAAATTAAAAATGTACAAAATTTAACCACTTCCCAATTAGGCGAATCGGTGCAAAGAATTCAAACAAATTATGGATTGAATTTGATTAATTCGCTTGACGCACCTCTGCCAAATAACGTATACTCTTATTATACAAGTAGTTTTGCCGGCGGTTCGGGATCTAATGGAAGATATTATTTAAGTGACGGGATCGGAACCCCAGCGGGAATTACGCACAATAATGCTCTTTTGAGCATTATTAATACGTTGAACAATATGACATCTAGTGGTGCGCTCGATGGTCTCTACAAAAACGGAGCAGACACAGGAGCATTTACGGTAATGATTGATTTTTTAAATGATGTTTACGGAATTCCGGACAATACAGATCCAATGGCACCAACTTATGCAACTATCCCAGGGGGATATCCAGGAGCTGGCACATATGACAATTATGATGATGGAATTGCTGCTATTATTGCATCAACAAATATTATTATTAATAATATTGCTAGTTCTTATCCAGCAGAATATGACAGTATAAACAGTGCATATTTGAATATGTCTGCGCAAATAAGTAAAGAACTTGACACACTATCTGATGCGGGTGTAGTATTTGCTGATACACCAAGTAGCAAACAGAGCATTATGGGAATGATACAGAACTTGCATACGTATGCCATTCAAAATGAATATCGCGGCCCAGCAGAATTGCTAGAAAAAATGGCAGATCAAACAACACAGGCTGGTCAAGCACTTGTTGGTGCATTACGTGAAGGCCGCAACATTTCTGCATTAAACACAATTGGAGTTGGGATGGACAATGTTCCAGATACCCCAACTGATCCCGCCGACGGAACTGGCGAGTTTGAAGAAGCAATCTATTCAGTGGACGAAGCGATTGCTAATATTTCAACTGATTAATAACTATGATTACTTTTTTTAAACGACTATTTGCTATTATTGCTAGATTTGTAAG